ACTTGTAGCAAATAAATGTTCTGCCCCACCAGCTTCAGAACCAAAAAGCCACATTGACCAAGATAATTGTGCATGACTCAAATTTAAAGAAGTATTTGTTAGATATACATCATTAGTCTGCGAAAATATCATAGGCTTACTCATCCCCATCAAAGCAGTCTGTGGGATTAAAGGCTCTGCATCAGCAGTAGTCCAGCCTGTGGCTACGCCTACTTCCCATACTTTCAAATTATCAATACTTACCCAATGCGTATCCGATGCAGAAGTCATAGTTAAAACTAAATACATAGTTGTAGCAGTAGCAGTATAAGCATTATTTAATACTAAACCAGTAGCAGCACCAGCCGTTAGAGCTTTATTGCCACTATTATAAGCTGTAGTTGCACCTAACGAAACATTAAGTTGACCACCACTAACCCCTATACAGTCAAACTGAACTTGATATGTTCTTCCTACGACTGTAGTTATCGGCATTGTAGCCCTACCTGCAGCAGCTGAATCATTAGTAATTCTTCCAGCCCCACTAATGTTTGCAAATGTGCAACTTACAGTATCAGTAAAGCCAGTAGCATCTCCTGTTAATAATGAAGTTGTACCAGTAGCAAAATCAAAAGTATCATTATCAGCATCTAATGAATCTGCTAAAGCTGTTTTCTGTGCAGATGAAAGCAAATCACTCATCACCCCATAAAAAGTAGTAGTACCGTGATTGCCCACTCCAATCTGTTTCACAGATACATTATCAATAGTAGCAGTAGCGGAGGCAGAATCTCTTGCCCCAATATAAAGAGTGTGGGCTGTAGAAGAAGCTACAACGTGTCTCCAAACTACACCAGTTGCTGATAGTGTCGCTCCACCCTCAAGAGTAGTTGCACTACCACTAAACGCAATAGACACACCATGACTTCGTGCTGTTACATGAGCAGTAAGTCTGTAAATATACCCTACTGTAAGACCTGTTATGTCATAACCTGCTGTTTGCACACCTGCCGAAGTTGAACCTGACCGTACAATATCCATTTGACCACTATTCCATGCTACTGTAGAACCTCCAGCTTCAGCTTCCCATCCACTTATATCTGTATCAAAAGTACCATTAGCAACCAGTTCTCCGCTTAATGCTCCCTTAGGACTGCCATCATATACAGTAGTCTGTGGGCTTCTTGGGTTACCTTCTGTGCAAGGATACCAAGCCTTGAGATTGGATATGGTAGTGCCAGATGTTACTGCACTATTGTCTGTGATTAGCTTCTCTGGATGGGTGTAAGCATATTGTACATCTGATAAAGACCAAGCTACATTCCAGATTTGAATATTTGAGAGTTTTCCAGCAAGATGACTGGTCAATCCAGAAGATTCACCATCAGCACCTAATGTAAATGAATCACAAGCAGTATTATATGTTACAGTTGATGTTTGTGTTGCACGAAGTTCTCCATTAGCATACAGCTTCATGCTTGTAGAAGATTCAAATACTACTGCCCAGAAATGCCAATTTCCATTATTAAATTCATCTGCTCCTGATGTTGTCGCAGTTTGAGCGGTTGTATTTTGAGCATGAAGTCTTAATTCACCCTCACCAGAAGCTCTTCTTATTTTTAGTCCATACTTAACATCAGTTGTACTCTCATCATTTATAGTCCATATAAAATCATCTCCTGAAGCGGCAGATATATTGCTATATCCACTAACTGTAAATGGGTAATCTTTAATTTGTTCTGAAAAAACCCCAGAACCCATATCCACATAATCCGCAACCCCATCAAACTCTAATGCCCTGCCACTATACAGAGTGCCAAAGTCTGGAGGAGAGCCGAGCTTGTAAGGATTAGTTCCTGATGATATTGTGGTAGCCATTAGGTTAGTTGTCCTGGATTGCCTTGGACTTCTTTGAAGGAACAATCATCAACATACACTATACCACCATCAGAATCCGTCACCTTTATCAAAATCTGTGAAGCCCCTGATGCTGCTACCATATAAACACTATGAACTGTCGCTTCTGTACCATCAAAATTACCAGTAGCAATAGTGGTTAAGCCATCTGCTATTGTCCAATCTGTCGAACTGGATGTTCCTTGCCACAGCTTGAAACTAAATCTATATAATTTGCCAGTAGTCCTTGTACCCATATAGGCATTTACCAAAGCAAATTCACTCGAGCCGCTTCCATCTAATGTAATCTCTGCCTTGTTTGTACCGTCAGCAACACTTGCACCTGAACCAGCAGCCCAGTTTACATTTCCAAAAGTTGTGAAGTCTCTATTATCACTTGCAGTAATCAACTCACTCCCCAAAGAAGTATCTACTTTATCATAAACAAAACTTGCACCAGTACCACTTGATTCTATCGTTTCATCCAATGCCCAATATGAGACTAAATCGTGAGTGACTTCTTCTAATTTGAAATTTTTAACTTGAATATTGCCACCACCGGGATTTGTATTAATATCTAAATAAATATCTACTTCTTCATTAGCATCTGCTGTAACATAGTGAGTTACAGTTTGAAAACTACTGGTAGTAACTGCAGTTGTATATACCCCTGCAACATGATTTATGCCACTATCAGTTATTCCAAAGCCTAAAGTCTGACTTGATGCAGTACCATCCTTCACATCAACAGACATTTTATAAAGATTCCCTGATGTAACAGTATAGCCAGTAACCCCATTACGAACCATATATTTTGCTGTGCTACTTGCAGAAAATGTATAATGGTCTGTATCAAAAAGAAGGTCGTCACCATTCTCTGACCAATCACCAGTATCATCATCAGCACAATCATCAGATGCCCGTAAAGTCAAAATACTCTTATCAGTAGCAGTCAATTCTTCAAAATCCTTCTCCATTACAGATTGGATTTCTGCTTGGGTTAAGATTCCTCTCCATAAACCTACCTGAGACATATACCCCCCATAATGCCCATTTGAACCATCAGCTTCATTATGTCCTAATACTAAATTTGCATCATCACTTGTAATTGTTACATCACCAGTAGTAGCGTCCTGAACACCATTTATATAAGTCTTTGCACCATCTGTAGCACCACTATCAACTGTACAGGCTATGTGAGTCCATTCACCTAAAGTAACCGCAGTAGTTGAAGTAACTGTATCACCACCTGCATATACTCTAATTTTTCTTGCTGTATTTAAATCAAACTGATAATTAGTTCCTCCACCATCTCTTTTAACAATAAGTCCAGCAGTATCTGTTACATTAGTTGCATTTATCCAAGCAGTAACGCTCATATCTCCAACAATTGCCAAAGAACTGTCATTTCCACAAATTATTTCATCTCCATCATTAGAACCATTCAAACTCGCACTCCCAGCACCAATAGCATCTGCCTGTACTGTACGAGCATTGTCTATGGCTCTTGGGATTACTGGAGTATCGCCACCGTAGAGGTCTGTGTCTACTGTTGCTCCAACTATAGAGCCATCATTAGAACCTTTTAGGTCTTCAGCATTTACCTCTTTTACAGAAAGATTTTTTATATTAATACTACCTGTCCACGAACCATGCGAACGCATTCTAAATGCATTTGTATTTGATGCAGTAATAGTTTCTGTGTATGTACCCACTGTGCTATTTGTAGCACCATCTACATCACCTATTCTCGCCTTGGCACTGCCACCATTTACAGCAGTAATTTCATAGGAAATTTGATATACTACAGTTGCTACAGCTGTATTATCATCTGACCCTCCTGCGTTTTCAACTAAATCATAACCAGAACCAGCAGAATTTGTAAGTATTGCTTCCCCGCCACTAATAGTCCACCCAGACTCTGTACCCCAATAAGTTGAATCAGTAGATGTTGCTTGGTCTCCTGTTAATGAAAAATCTGCATCTCCCAATAACTCACTCCCCAAACTTGTAGCATCCATAGCCCACCAACTCACAAGATTATCTGCAAGTCTGCCACTTACTTCTACATATGACTTGTACATCACATTCTGTACTTCTGTAGCAGTTAAAACACGATTCCAGATGGCTATGTTTTTGAGATTACCTATAAAAGAACCAGAACCATTTCTTCCACCTATTATAGTTTCATCATAATGTGTCCAGTTTACACTTGAAGAATTAGTATCATCTACTCCATCAACATAAATACTACTTATCAGTGCAGTAGTTTTTGTAACTGCAATATGATACCATCTATTACTTGATAAAGCAGATGTTTCCTTTTGGTTTGCAGCATCAGATGCAGTATTTCCAGATGCCATTATTTCAGAATCATGTGTAATAACAAAACCATCCCCTGTACCTGAATCAGACATTGATAAAATACTTTTTTCTGCCGATATATCCGTACTCTTAAACCAAAAACAAATTGTCTGGTCACCAGTAGTATTTATTGCTGGAGATGTTATATAATCACCACCATCAAAACTGGTAGAACCTGTGCCTACGAATTGAGTGCCTTTTGAGAGGTCAGAACCTCTGTAGGGCATATAGAGCTTTAAGCCGTCTTTGATCCATTGCAGGGGCATACCTGCTTTTTTAATTAACGAGGAAGATAGTCCAAGCATTTAGTTAGACATATAAAGCATGACTGCGCCAGAAGCCAATGCTACTGCAGTCCATCTGCCGTATATTGTTACCCCAGCTGGAAAAGATTCTCCATTGAAAGTATCAGCATTAGTGCCAGCTTCAGCAGTATCGTTATCCGTGAAGTCTGTGCTTTCAGCTACCATTCCATTTGCAAAAGCACAATCGTCAATCACCTGTATGGCAACTACTACTCGGCTAGCTTGAGGTGTATATGTACTTGTATCTGAAAGATAGGCAGAGCCAGATTGACCCAGACTCATGTTTTGGGCTTCTTGAACGCTAAAAGTATGAGAATTTCTATATTTTTTTGCCATTTTTCTTCCTCTCTAAGGTTGTTTAGGCATTACCGTGAACGAGTCATTATAATCACAGGGGCGATAAATACCGCCCCTGCAATATAATCAAACCTCTCGATTTGAGTCAATCTTTATATGGGGCTATTACCTCCCCAATTTCAGATTTTTAGATCTTATGCATTCACCGCTGTTGTTGCGAAGTGACTTGATAATGTTGCATCATCTACATCGGCGTGTAACCAGCCTCTGTAAAGAATGACGTTTGCTACGCCAGGATACCAGAATTCCAGAACAGTGCCTGGATGTCCACCAGCCTTAGCTGCAAGATTAACATCAAGTTCTACTCGAAGGTTAGAAGTGCCTGAAGCACTTGAAACCATAGCAGCATCCGTTGGGGCGTTGCCTTCGGCAGCCGCTCCAATCGTTGATGCTCCACCAACGATTACACTTGTTACAAAACCAACATATGTAGCTGCTGCGGGAGCCAGCGCATAGATGACTTTAATGTGTAACCCTTTGTTCGATGTCGTCGCTTCTGGCAACCGTATGTATTTAGCACTTGCCATTGCAACATTCACAAGAATAGTCTTATCTCCACCACGCCAAGATTCCTGACTGTAATCATAATTGTCAGATGAAGTGATGTAAATAGTCTCATCCCCGTATGCATTTTGAAACATCTGTGAACTTTTAGCCATTATTTACCCCTATGCATCAAACGTCGATAAAATCAACGAACTTTGATTTACACAGGATAATGCGGCTGCATCGGCAGCGGCTGATTGGTTCTTATAGAACGCATCACCGCTTGATTCTAACGCATCGTCTTCGGCAAAAAAGTCTGCACGGTTATAGCCGTTGATCACCGCACCACCAAGTTCGATGGTGTTGGCGTGATCGTCCACTTCTGAAGTGAAGTGAAGATCGTCAGCGACGGCTTTACCCATTGCGCCTTTTCCGAAAACAATAGCACTACGTGTTCTGGTAGTCCCAGATGCAAGCGTAACGGCAGAATCATCAAACCGTTTCGCAACCGTAGCACCGAAAAAGTATCCAGCTTCGTCCCACTCACGGATTCCGACTATATCTTCATAGATAGCGAAACCAGCATAGTATCCAGCCATTCCAGTGAGTTGAGGCATTTTAGAACCGCCTGAACCCATATAGCCAAATCGCTGTGCCTGTTCATAATCAGAATCAGTTTGCAGAGAAGCAAGCTGTGAAGGATGCATAACAATGCACCAGAACCTGTAACCATCAGCAGTTTCCATCTGAGGAATCTTCAGGGACATACATTTTACACGCAGTTCCCGTAGGATGTCAGCAGACATAGCTGTATCACAAGTACCAAGACCACCATCCGTATTGCCAATAGCACCATCAAGGTTTGCATTGGTCTTCGTGTATTTTTCCGTACCGACGGCTGTTAATACAGCACCGTCGTTGATGTACCAGTTCGGGTGATATCTGCGAACAAGACCTAGACCGTCTGATGTAGTACCAGTGGAAAGGTTAGGCGACACGCCTTCATAGAAGGCTTGAAATACCGCCTGGTTTTCCCATTTGGTAAACCAACGGGCTAATTGTGGTCTTGCTTCATCCATCAGCTTGAATACCTTCTGGCGTTGTTCCGACATTGATCCAGATTTCTTCATAACGGCTTTTCTGTACTGATTGCAGTATGCACGCAACCACTTCATGGCTTGGTCTTCACCAGTGCCTTTCAAAGTGGTATCACCGTACACAGGTGCGCCAGACAGATCGCTCAAGAACGGGATCAACATATTGTCCCGACCCTGTGCGACATAGTCGTTTAAGATCTCGATGGGATTTCCAGAGGGTCGATAAACAGCATTACCGTTATCGTCCTGGGAAATATCAACATTGCCAGAAAACTGCGCCCAAAAGGTATTGAACCAGCTTTCTTTGCGAAGCAGAGCATTAAGTATTTCAACATTTGCAATCCAAGTTTGACTTGTTTCCATACTATTTTACTCCTGTTTAGTGTTATTTATTTAACTGTCCGTAAAGCCTCTGGAGTTCATCTACTGAAAGGTTTTCGAGAGTGTTGCGGATTTCTTTTGTAGAGAGGTCAGCGATCCTCGTCATTTTAGCATTCTTGCCAGTACCACGTACATCGACCTTTTCAGTCTGCTTGGCTGAAGCATTCTGAATGTCGTTCCTGGCTTTACGCTCACCCGACATTTGGTAATATTTAGTTACCTGTTCCACATCAAACCTATCAATCAAGGCTTTGTGGTACGATCTCTCGGTTAACAGCCCATTTTCAGCATAACCCCTAGCTTCTTTACTTACAGCATTAAAATCATCTTCCCCGATTTCGATACCGTCGTCTTTAAAGCGTTGTTTCATTGTAGAAACAAACGATTCATTGTCACGGTTATCGAATCGTGCCTGAATATGCTCTTGAGTTCGTTTATTGATCAGATCATTTTCCATTTCCATTATGACCCCTTTCTGTTCATCGACAGCTTCAAGGTCATAAGGATCGATCTCATCCAGCTTTGTCTTTTCAGTCAACAAAGCATCCGAAATATCATTAGCTGTCAGGCGTTCAAGTAATTCTGCTTCTGACAAATCTTCATCATTTGCCGTTAGCTTGCGGAGATCACCAATCTCGCTGGATTGATCCCCGATCATTTTCTGGGAGTCCTCCAACGATTTAATCAGTTCATCTCTCGTCTTACCCTCAAACGAAGACGTTTCACTTCCATCGGTGCTGTGATCATCGGAATCTGTTAGTCTCTGACTCGGTTGTCCCTTATCGGGTTCGACATCAGATTCCACATCGTCGGATTCGCTGCGAAGATACAGATCTAAAATATTTAAATTTGATTCATTCTTTTTTTCTGGTTCAGCAGTTGGCTCAAACTTCTGTTCCAGCTCTTGTAACTCTTCTTGAAGCGCAGGATCTGCCTGGACTTCTGGTGCTTTATTATCTGCCATTTTCTCTCCTCTTGTTTATTATGTTATTTCTTTTGGCTTGATATACATTCCGCAATGCATTTGTTTTTGTATATAGAATTTTATTTTCCTTTTTTTTAGGTATAGTGGTCGGGATAATAGGAATGTCTGCTATGCTATCAAACATATTTTCTGTGGGAGGGGTTAGATTTTTTAGTTTTTGTCGGCGTTCCACCGTCGGCGATAAGACCAAAATATGCTTTCTGTTTCTTGGTCAGCGGTTTGCCGTTTACCATACCGTCTTTTAAAATCTTCTTTGCCTTTTCTGCTGTTAGTCCAGCCATTAATCTTTTGGTTTTTCTTTCTTGTATTTTTTTCTAGGGTTTAACATCACTTTTTCATATAATTTTTTCTTTGTTTCATATAATTTTTTCTTTGGCTGCTTAACAATAACTTGTTGTGACACTCTAAGCATTCCATGCGGCATTTTCTCACTTTCCGTCTTTTCTTTTTTCTTTTTCTTTTTCTTTTTATCTGCGTATTTTTCTTTTAAACCAGCCATTATTTCTTTCCTGCTTTGTTTGCATCAAGGCGCAACTTTTCCTCGTCAGTAACCATGCCCCGCTCTATCTTGACGTTATCCAGCACCTTTTTGGTGTTTTCCAGTTCATTCTGTTGTTGTGCAGCCTCGCTCTGCATTTGCATGGTCTGGTCTATATATTCAACAAATTTTTCTGATCCTGGTATAGGCGAGCTTTCCACTATTGTCCTGATGTCCACCAGTGACGGGTTGATCTGTCCGATCAAATTAGACAGTGCCAGCATCTTATTAAAGTTTTCTTCTTTCTGGGTGATATTGCTTTCGCCCTCATCCAGTTCCACATAGATGGATGGGTTGCGTACATCGTTGAGCATCTTGCTGCCGACACTTAAATTAATTATCATCTCGTTAAACACATCGCCTTCCTTGACCCTGATGACCCTGTCTGTTTCGGCATAGACAAAAGCGAAGTTATCAACAAAGTCTTTAGCCATAACTTTCCGCAGTCTGCTCAAGTTCCTGAAATAGGGGTTAATGGCTGCTGCTGCCCGTTGCACTTTCTGCTCAAACAGCACGCCAGACTCTCCAGACCTTGCTGTTTCGCCTTTCATTGCCTCTGATATGAGCGATACACGCTGGGCAAAATGAACGCTGTTCTCCGCATTCATCAAAATATCTGGAGGCAGTGTGCTGGGAGACAGCCTTTGCGGAACGATAGCGGGATTGTTCAGCTCATAGACCATGTTCGGCTGGTTGCCTTTTTCCTTGAGTGCCTTGATGGTCTCTTTCTCTCGCTTGTCGATAAATATGCCGCCTGAAAGGATCTGAGTAACATAGTCCCTGATCTGCGACTTGGCTTTATTTACATCATCCTGGATGTCCAGCAGGTGATCGACGAGAGATGTCTGTTCGTTGACCTGGACATTGTAGTTATAGCTCCAGATTGGAAAGACATCAAAGTTTGCTGTGGGCTGTTCAACGACTTCATCCTGCACGATAAGGTTCTTGAAATAGGGAACAATTGTAGTCACGTGCATCTGGTCTTTATTGAACTCATTGACCATCATCAGGCTCGGGTTTTCTTTTCTGAGCCTGTTATAGTCTTTGCGGGTCATGATCATATAGTCCACACCGTCAAAGACATTGACCATTTTGGTCGTTATCCGCTCCTGCATTTCAAGTATGCGGTAGCGGTCATTGACCTTATCGTAGTTTTCCAGGTTAGAGGAATAGACCTTGTCCGTCATTCTGCGGATAGTCTGCGACAGCGTATACCACCAGTCGCTTGATCTTTCTGTTTTCAGGTCATAGGGATCGAAAGAATATTTTTCTGATAGTACATCCAGCGGTTCCCAGCCTTCCTTGATGATCCAGCGGCAGTGTTGCAGCTCATAGTCATTTGCCCTGGTCTCTGGGTCTATATAAACACGGAAGTTATTGACCACCTCGTATTTAAAATCAAGATAGCCTTCTTCGTTGATCTCCCATGATCTTTGTATCCACCCGCCAAGTTTGGTTGTCAGAGCATCTATAAAGGCGATCTGCAATTTATCCTCGATGTCCTGCTCGTCCACCAGTGCTTTCCAGCGGGACTGGAGTATCTCTGCTGTCTTCACAGACTCGATGGTATTGGGCTTGAAGTTTGCGATCTTACGATTGAGCTGCTCATTCCCGACGAGAGTAGAGATAATCGGGGTAATAATATTATATTTCAGTAATGGTTTTTTATATTTTGTGGCATTGGTCACCTCGGTGGAGGTAAACGTATCGCCATTAAGGTATCTTACCGCTTTTTCAGATTCTTCCCTGGCTTTATCAAAGGAGTCACGGCTGAATTTCCAGCATTTTAATACTTTATCAGCCTGTTTTGACAGGACTCCAGCGGCATACTGTGCGCCAGTGGGCGTATTTTTAGTGTATAATCGTTCAGCCATCAGGCTGTTTTCCAGCTATGTGTGCCTTCAGAAAATTTATTCTTGATGCGATATCGCCATCCCTTTTTACGTTTTTCAGAAACAGCCAGACCTGGAAGAACTTTAATAGATCCGTACCTCAAAGCATCATAATGATGGTCATCGGCTTTAGTATCTATATCTTCAGGGTCGTTTTGCGCCGATGGTAAATTAGGAAAAGTTTCAATACATTGTATACAATTTTCTGTAAACCTGATTCTAGGCTCGCCTTCATCGGGTACTTCCAGCCCTTCATAGACTATTTTTGCGCCTGCTTTGCGGTCATTGTTTGCCCTTGATAAATAGATTCCATCGTCGGCATAGAAGTTAGCGGGCGAATAGAGCATACCTTCTTTTTCCGAATGTTTAGTCCAGTATGCAGGATCGGCAATATCATCCAGAAAGTCACTTGCTTTCAGCTTATATTTCTTAAATGAATACTCATTGACCAGCTTTGCCTGTTTTGAGGCAGACATTCCTGTTTCCGTAATCTCATCGAATATAATCATGTTCTGATCACGATCCACAGCGGCAAACAAACACACAAACGGTGCTTTGGTTCCATAGTCATAGAACCTGTAGAGGACATGGGTTCTTTTGCTGAAGTGGACGTTGAACTGAAATTGAGACTTGGAGACCACATGGTGCATGGGATTCCAGTTATCAAAGAACGTGCCAGCGAAGACATCCCATCTGCCGTCCAGCCACATGGCACGCAGGATAGGATTAAGGGTTTTCAGTTTACGCACATAGGAGGGGTCATTATTCAGCAGTGTTGGATTATCGAAGACAGTGGCGGGGATATACTTGTAGGAAATGCCCTCACTGTCAATATAGGCTTCATTGGATTTAAATTTCTGGTAATGGACATCGAAGTCCTGGCTGTATGTTGGTTCTCCCTTCTTAACAGGAGTACAGGTATCGATGAACTTTTTTTTGAGCCATATATGCCCGATATTGCCAGGGTTGGAAGTCAGGCAGATCTGAGGTGTCAGCAATTCATTATCAGTACGGGCTGATGTTGAAAGCTCTTCGATCCAGTCCTCTGGGAACTGGTTAGCCTCATCCACGCCGATGAAGTTATAGTTTCCTCCGATATAGTTGTCCAATGCTCTTCTGTCCTGGCAGTGTACCAGGTAAACTTTCGCACCGCTGGGGAATAGATAACACTTGTTCCTTTCCTGCCAGTTTGCTCCGTAGAGCCTATACAGCTTGTCACATTCTGGTTTCAGATTTCTCTCTAGCTGGGGATAGGTTCTTCTTACCAGCAGTGCGATATAATCTGGGAAATCAATAGATATGGCATCGATCTTGGTCTGGAAGCCTTTGCCCTGCGCTTTAAGTATATCGGCTTCTTTCTGGGATATTTTTCTTCTGTTACGCTCATAATGCCAGACTCGGGGTGTCAGGGCAGCTTTCCACGCCAGCATGAGCGATTTTCCTCCACCTCTGGCTCCTCCATAGAAGACCCAGTTGGCATTGCATTTTAAAAATTCAGTCTGTTTACCAGCATGGGGTCTGAATTTAATTTTGTCTTCCACAGACTTCAGGCTTTGCCGTTAAGTATATTCCATAATGCCTGTACATCTGTAGTGTCCAGCTTACTGATCATGGCATGATATTTCTTTTTGAAATACTTCTTCAGCTCATCGATCATTAATTTCTTATCGTGATTTACCATTTTCTGTCTGTTCTTTCCAGGTTCCCCTCCTGGATATAGACCCTTGAGTTTTCTTTTCTTTTAACGGAGGAGTTCATCCAGTTAGCAGCAGAGGAATGCCACCTCTCCATCTTGTTCTTACCGACCATCCAGCCTTTAGAATCATAGAAATAAAAGAATCGCTTTGCTTCAACTTTAGCGTTAGTATACTTCTTTTCCTCAAAATATTCAATGCATTCTTCAAGTGTTGGTGCTTTAAACCTTTTTACTTTTATTTTAGTTTTAGCTTTTACTTTATTTTTATTAATAGCTTTATCTATGTCTTTATCTTTAGGGTCTTCCGTAGACCCTTCCGTAGACCCTTCCGTAGACCCTTCTTTTATAAAAC